TTCTTGTGGAAAGCCCCTTCCGCTATGTTACGGAAACAAGTCCGCTCTCGTCAGACGGACCGAACGTCCCCCGACGTCACTTTTGCATATCCGTCAAACAAGCATGTCATTCCACAGATCCACGAAATTCGGTAGGGTTTTCGCCGTCGTGGCGACGTTCTTCACTTGGATGCCTTTGATGCGTAGGCCAAGCATCGCCGCGAATGTGGCCATACGATGATCGGCATAAGTCTCCATCACGGATGGTCTAAGACGATTCGCCGACACAGGGGTTATCTCCAATCCATCGGGCAGTTCGTGGGCAGCTCCCCCAACGCGCGTAATCTCGTTGGCCAAAGCCTCCAGACGGTTCGTCTCATGCCCTCGTAAATGACCGATGCCGATCATGCGGGTAGGCTTGTCCGCAAAAACCAGAATCGCTGCAAGCGACGGCGCGATCTCACCTGCCGCCGTCAAGTCGAAATCACCTAGGCCGCTGACATGACCGTTGCCGGTCACTTCGCAGTACCGGACGTCGTCAATCACCGGGAAGCTGATCTCGGCTCCCATACGTTCCAAATATCCCGGAAGCATGCCTCCGGGTTGCGTAGTGGATTCCGGCCAATGAGGTACGCGCACGGTTCCTCCGGCGATGAGCGCTGCGCCAAGGAACGGGGCGGCATTCGACAGGTCAGGTTCGACCGTCACAGTTTCGGGCAACTGCACGGCTCCCGGCTGCACGGTCCACACGCGAGCGTGTTCGTCTGCGTTGACACGCACGCCGGAACCATGCAGATCGGCCACGGTCATGCGAATATGCGGCAAACTCGGCGTCTTCTCCCCCGTGTGATGCAGTTCCAAACCGCCTGGCACTCGAGAGCCGATGAGCAATAGTCCTGAAATGAACTGCGAGGATCCCGAAGAATCAATGCTGACCACGCTCGGCTCAGCGCACTGGCTCACCGTTTGAGGTGGAGTGATTGTAAATGGCAGTCGACCTTCCTCGCCGTGGTATTCGATACATGCCCCCAACTGTTCAAGACCGTCCAACACCGGCTTCATCGGACGCGCGTACGCCTGCTCGTCACCGTCGAAAGCCACAGGACCGTCCGCGAACATGGCAAGACCGGGCACAAAGCGCATCACCGTTCCCGCAAGACCGCAGAACACCTTCGTACCACCGTGGAACCGGCCGTCGGACGGCGGCACCACTGTAACCGTGGTGTCAACCTGCTCGTCGATTTCGCAGCGCACTCCCAACACGCGCAACGCGTCCATCATCAACTCGGTGTCACGTGAACGCAATAGACCGACCAATCGCACGGGTCGATGTCCGAGCGCCGCGAGAATGAGATAACGGTTCGACAGTGATTTGCTGCCCGGTACCACCACAGTGGCGTTCAACGGTTTGCCGGCATACGGTGCCGGCCACAGGTTCTCATGAAGTGCTTCCATATGGTTCATGGTAACCAAACCATGTGGAAAACGCCGCGCCCGTCTCGCATAGGTCGTCTTCCTGGCATGTTCCACAAATACATTCCTTTTTCATAAGACAACGCAATGTAATACGATGCTGTCATGGAGCATTTCATTTCACGTTGGTTGGTTTTGACCATTGCGGCCGGGGTCATGGTCACACTGCTTCCCGGCATGCACGCCGTTGGCGAACCACCCATTCTCGGCATCGGCGCGTTCGCGTTGTTCCTTGCGTTGATCAACGCGTCGATCAAACCGATCGTGCACACCATCGCATTGCCATTTTCGATTCTCTCGTTCGGACTAATCGCGTTAATCATCAACTGGCTGTTCATGGAGCTTGCGTCTTGGCTGGCCATAAGCCTGTTCGACGTGGGAGTAACCATCGATGGATTCTGGTGGTCCGTAATCGGATCGCTGATTATGGCCATCGTCTCCGGCATTGTCGGCACCGTCATTCAGGACTGATGCGATCGCGTATATAACTAAATGTCCTCCGCAATCTATCCGATTGCGGAGGACATTACTTTCGTTGTCGGGCTGACAGGATTTGAACCTGCGACATTCTGCTATATTCGGGCATGGCATGACTGAGCGTAGCCGGGTGTGAGCATTGTCAAGAACGTTGAAATTCCAACGTTCGTGACAATACGATACGCAGTGGTTCGCTTTGTTGAAATTAACTGTTCGCAACTGTCATCGTGTCGATATCGTGTCGATGTGGTCGAACCGCGCAGCCTTCCATCGGAAAATGAAAAAGGCCCCTCCCCCAGCATAGAAGCTGAGAGAGGGGCGAGTTCGAGTCTCACGTCAGAAAATTAATCACTGGCCGTCCTCGTCGGCCTTGACAGACGTGAGCTGGCTCACGCCGATGAGCGCGCCGACGAACAGACCGATCGCGTTGATGGTCGTAACGAGTTCGCCGCAGTGTGGCAGTCCCCATTGCGGGCCGACCGCTCCGACGAGCCATGCGACGGCCGGCAAAGCGATCAACGCGAGCCACTTGAGTATGTCGTATACCCTGCCCGGCAGCAGGTAATCGGATTGCGGGCTATTGGATTCATCCATTTTTCACCTCCTTAAACATTGCGGCAACCGTCTCCACAACGCTTAAAGTCGTGGAGACGGGAGTTTCAGCGCAGGTACTGTCCGGGATAGATAACGTATGGGCTGCGGATGCCATTGCGTGCGGCAGCCGACTGCCAGCCGGAGCCGTAGATGCTCCACAGGCTTTCGCCGGAACGGACCACATGGCCTCCGACCACACTCGAAGCGGTGGACGCGGACGTGCCGCCATAGGTGACGATCTGTCCCGGATAAATCCTGTTGATGTCACCGCTTGGTACACGCCAGGCGGACACCGGCTGGAGTCCGGTCCTCGCGGCGATCGCACTCATGGTGTCGCCGGAACGGACCACGACGCTACGCGAACCTGTGGCGGCCGTTCCGCCGGAACCTCCGCCGAGGCGACTGTTGACGATCTGCATGACCGCCGCGTAATTGCCACCCAACGCCTGCCTGCGGGCCGGATCGTTGCCGAAGTCGCCGCGGATGGTGCGCGTGGCCAAGGCGTTCAGGTCGACCGTCGGAGCGGTCGTGGGCTGAGGTTTCGGCTTGACGCTCGGCAGATCCGCCGCGCCCTTGTCGTCAGGGTTCGCGTACTTGCGCCATGCCGTGCGGTCGCCGCGGAACTTGTTCAGGTCGAGTCGTCCGGACCAGCCGCTGAGACTGCCGTTGGACGTGTACTGCCTCATCACCTCGCCGCGCGCTCCGATGTTCCACGGGGCGGTCTGGTAGCCGGTGACGAGGTTCGTCGCGTACTGGGCGATCCAGATGCCGCAGTTTAGTTCGGTCTCCATGCCGGCGACCTGCCAGTAGCCGGAGTCCATCGTGTAGATGATGGGGTTCACGCCCGTCAGTCGCTTGACCTCGCGGGCCCACCTGCGTGGCCACTGCTTGTCGCCCCAGGCGGCGTTGTCCTGCGCCTCCCAGTCGAGGATCAGGACGCTCTTGTGCACGTATCCGCGCACGTTGTCGACGAAGAACCGGGCTTCGGTCTCCGGGTTGCCGCCGCGCGCGTAATGGTAGACGCCGGTCTCCTTGCCGCTGTTGATGGCTCCGGCGAGCTGACGGTTAGCGTCGGTGTTGACGCCGTTGGACAGGCAACCACCGTACACGCCGCCGGAACCCCATGTGGTGCCGACGATGACGAAATCTGCCGGCACGGTCGCGGTGTCGATGCCGCACTGCCAGTTCGAGATGTCGTATCCGTTCATGTCGGCCATCGCGGCCGGCGCGACCGCCATGGATATGGCGACCGTGAGCGCGGTCAGTAGCTTGCGCCATTGTCGGCGTGGATTCATGTGCTTGTGTTTCGGCTTGCCTTTGTTGAGGATGTTCAATTCCTCTCCTTTCCTTTGTCCGTACCGTCCGCCTTGTACGGACGGTGTGGAAATCTTTTGAATCTTTCAATCTGTGTTCGCGATATGCGCGTCACGTATGTCTTGGATCATCGAGGTTCCGGTTCCATTGCCGCCCAGACCGTGGTAAGCGGCATATATTCGTTCCGCGCTTTGCTTCAACGGAATGCTCGCAACACCACCTGCATCGACCATCTGACGGTGCAGAGCCTCGAGTTTGCAGAACAACAGTTCCCTGACGCCCTCATGCAGTGGATCGTGACGTTGGTCGACCTTGCTCAGAATCCAGGTGACGAACACGCCGCTGCCTCCGCTGCCGATGATGGCGATAACGATTGCGACGATGGTTTCCTGGCTCATTGGGAATCCTTCCGAAAGGAAAATCCCACACGTGGCTACCGTTGGAAGCCGCGATAACCACGTGTGGGATTTTGGAGGTTGAAATGTTGTTGGGAACGTTTGTGGATGAGGTCTGGTGGCCCTCCTGCGGGAAGCTCCGCGAGTGCACGAGGGTGGGCTACGAGTCGGCCTACCGCTGCCACATCCAGCCGAAATGGGCTGACGTCGACATGGAGTCGATCACCGCGAACGACATCGAGGAGTGGCTCGGCTCGTTCAATCAGACCGGCGCCGCGCGCAAGGCGTGGGCCGTGCTGCGGGCGATACTCCGACTCGCCTATCGCAAGGGAGTCACCGACAATGACGTGACACGTCGTGAAATCAGACTGCCGCACCTGCGGCGGTATGAGCCGCGCGTGCTCGACGCCAGACAGGTAAGACGGCTGCTCAAAGGCTTCTACGGTCACGCGTTGGAAGCCTGGTTATTGGTCTCCGTCTGCGCGGGACTGCGCCGATGCGAGTCCGTCGGCATTGAATGGGCCGACTTGGATTTACGCCGGGGAACCGTGACCGTCAAAAGGTCAGTGCAATGGGTCGCTGGACATGAAACGGTCACCGACCCGAAGACCGACCAGAGCCGACGGACGGTCGCACTACCACGGTTCGCAGTCAAACGGCTCGCGCAATTGCGCCACGGCAGAACCGGCAGGCTGGTCGGCGATCTGAACGCCAACCAGGTGGCAGCTCATTACACGTCATGGTGCCAACGCATGAAACTCCCCTGCGTGCCGCCAAGGAACCTCAGGCACACCTTCGGCACTCTGGCAATCGCTGCGGGAGCCGATATCTCAGTGGTCGCACGACAACTCGGTCACAGCGACATCAAGACAACCGCCCGCTACTATCTCCGCCCCGATTTGTCCGTGCTGAGAAGTCTGCAGCGGGCATGGGAAAGACTCATCATCGGAGCCGCGTAGCTTTCCGTAACCCAGCTATGGAAACCTCCATACACGAACAGCAGACTCACTCTATGTCGCGTCGGACGCATCGTCACGATCAACGGCAACGTCAAGTTCGACGGCAGTGGACAGCAGAACTACTCGACGGCGAATGAGACCATCCCAGAAGAGTTCCGTCCGCTCGCCGACCAGAGCATCATATCGTTCCCGTCCTGCGGTTTCAGCCTGCTTGTCATGCGTGATGGGAAGGTGCAGATGCTTGGCGACTCGAAATCCGCTTACTCCACGGCGCACGGCTGTTGGATGGCACTGCAATAGCTTTCCGTAGCCCTCACTGCTACCTTTAAGTTTCAGGACACAGGATCGTTTGTTGGCGCCCTATATGGTGGATCCAACACGATTACCGTCAAGGGCAACATGCTGTATGTCGATTTGAGCTCTTTCAAATCAACCGTCGAAATCTCGAACTACCGTGTCTGGTTATATCAGTCAGGGATACGTCCATCGGCCACAATTGGACTGGGATGTGTTGGATCAAGTCTTGCGGATCCGCGCTACAACAAGCAAGCGAATTGGAATCCGGATGGCAGTATTACGTTACTTGGCGGAGTTGGCAGGGAGAACATTCTGATGCAGCGTTTTTCCATGCCGATTCCTAGTGGAGTGACGTTCTCCTAGACAAGTGGCACCGTGATACAGCCTTCGACCCATCCCCCGTTTGCGCTTACTGTCATCTTTCCCGAGGAACGCAAGGCGATGGTGTGCTGCGCCACCTGCACTTCGACGCCATGCAATCCGATGCTCGAATTGGATACTGCGGCGCAATGCACCTCGAAAGCCGCCTCCAAACCGGCTGGGAGTGTGAAAAGCGGGGATGTCTCCCATTCTTTCGCCGCATTCCAGTCGCTACCGACTCGGATTGCGTGGAATGCGACGATCAACAGCTTGCCTACCAGCGCGGTACGGTAATTCACGTTCCAATTCTGGTTCGATCTGGTGAGGGTTACGGAAAGCTATTCAGGCGAGAATGTAGGTCATCGTCCCGGAGAACGTGCCGCTGTTCTGCACCGCGCCACAATTGGCATAACGGAAATTGCCATTCGTTTCCAGAATGAAATCACGCTGGCTGCCACCATCACGCCCCGACCACGTACCATGCGTGACGACCGCAGGCCTCCAACCCTTCGGAATTGTACCGAACTGTCCACTGCCCCACGAGTCAGTGCTCGCGCTTTTCCAGTTGATGCTAATCTGCGCGATCTTGCCAGACTTCACGCCGGTCACGGTGCCATACTGCGATTTAATCAAAGTCTGGGTTACGGAAAGCTAGAAATCATGGGATTGGGAAACAAAGCGTGCCGACGCAATCCTGATTGCTGCCAACGTTTCCCATGTTCGCCACTCGGATAGTTCCATTAGCTCTGGCCGTGAGGCTTCGCGCCGTTTGCCCATTTGATACAAGGCAGACAGTCGACAAGTCAACGATGGGACGATACCAGGACGCGAGCTTTGCCGGACATTCAACAGCATCCCAACTGCCCGAACCGATTTTCCCACTGAACTTGATCAAAATCATCCTGCCGTTACGCATGATGATCCAATTGGAATCCTGGTACAGGGTTACGGAAAGCTATTAAAAGTGGATTTCCACGATTCCGCCTGTGACAGCCACCTCGGGACCAACGAGCAGGTTGACGGTCCCGTCCGGCGCGATCGATACTTGGACTGACCGCTGCAGATATGACGGGTGAATGAATGGAATCGCCACTGTCGTCCCAGACGATAGTATGGCTCTGCCATTCAAAGCCTTAATCGCATTCGGATTGGGTATTTTCCCGATTGGATAGATTCCTCCGTTGCCATTGCTTTTCCCAAACGGCAGGGTTACGGAAAGCTATTGCAGTGCCATCCAACAG